CAAAGCTTTCGAAGATGAAAGTATAGGCTTTGTTTACAGCGACGCCGCAATTCTTCATATGAATGATGAATTTGTGCCATTCAATCCAGCTTACGGGTGGACTTATAGAACGTTTAATTGGAAGGGTAAAGAACTCTATTCCATGAATTCGTTTGCGCCAACTTCTCATGCTGTCGCTTTTATTTGGTATGCACCAGACCATGTTAGAGCTTGGAGAGCATCTACCTATCGCGCAATCGGCGGACACAATCCAGAACTTTCGGTATGTGACGATCATGAATTAATGCTCCGTACGTATCTCGAAACTACTATGAAGCATGTACCGGAAGTGCTTTACATTTATCGCATTACCGGTGATAATACATGGCTTGAGCGTAATGAGCAGATTCAGCATATGACTGTTGATCTGTTCCATCACTACGGTAGAGCAATTGCTGAGCGTGATGCCGATATGAAGGGTCTACTGAAGGTAGATATCGGCGGTGGTCTTAATCCTTATCCAGGTTATATCACTGTTGATACACGCGAGCATGCTGATCATGTGCACGATTTGAACGATGGTATACCTCTTCCTGATAACTCAGTTGGCGTTCTAAACGCTTCTCATATTCTTGAGCATCTTCACGACAAGCATAAGATTATGTCGGAAATCCATCGCGTGCTAGCGCACGGCGGGTGGGCTTTTATTGAAATCCCGTCTACCGATGGCCGCGGTGCATTCCAAGACCCTACTCACGTTTCCTATTGGAATGAAAACTCTTTCTTGTACTATACTGATAAATACCTGGCTGACTTCATTGATAATGATACTGTGAAATTCCAGGAGTTCAGAAAGCAAACATGGTATCCAAATGAGTGGATGCAGAACTTAGGTGTATTGGTTACTACGGCATGGCTCGTAGCTGTTAAGGATGATAATGTTCGGCTCCCTCATTTGCTAAAATTCTAAGAGGTAAAGCTGATGGCACTGCCAGCTTCTGGTACAATATCATTTAACGACATACAAACTGAATTTGGTGGTTCTAATCCTATCGGGCTGGAAGAATATTACCGTACGGGTACACCAGGTTTTAATACTAGTATACCAACATCTGGTCAGATTGCGATTAGTAATTTTTACAGCACTCAAGCTGTTCAAATTACTGATAATTCCTTTTATTCTCTCAACCCAGATCCTGCATATGCAACTTTTTTTGTTACTTCAGGGGGTAAGATACAGTTCTCAGCCGAAGATAATGGCGCAACCCCCCAGGACATTGAGTCATGGTATGGCGGAGTTGGATCAGGTATTACTAGCTATGAGGTTAAAGTTGATGTCACGAGCGGCTCGGTTCTCGGCGACTCTACAGGCGCTTGGTTAGCGTTATCAGGAGGAACTAGATCATGGTATGTTGTAACGCAGTTTCCATTCGACTCACAAGTAGCCTCTTTCACTGTTTCGCTGCGTAGAACAGGGGGCTCTGTACTTGATACAGCTTCCATTACAATACAGGCCGATTCATTCTGATTGATATTTCAATGCAGATCACAGGATCCTGATTTATATAAATAAAATAAAACAATCAGGATGATGCTATGGCCGTTCCAACTTCAAGAGAAGAATTCAAAGAGTATTGCCTACGTAAGCTAGGTAAGCCTGTTATTGAAATTAACGTCGATGATGATCAGGTAGAAGATCGCATTGATGAATCGCTGCGTTATTACTGGGATTATCACTTCGATGGTTCCGATAAAATTTACTATAAGCATCAGGTAACAGAGCAGAATAAGACTGACAGATATATTATTCTTCCAGAGAATATTATCGGCGCAGTTCGCGTTTTCCCTATTGCTGATCCTATGGTTCGCTCTGACGACCTGTTTAATATCCGCTATCAGATAGCACTCAACGATCTCTATACACTCACATCTGTCTCTATGGTCCCATATTATATGGTCATGGAGCATTTGGCGTTGATAACAGAAATGCTCGTTGGCCAGCAACCAATCAGATATTCAAGACATAAGAACCGCGTCTATGTAGATATGGACTGGGGTATGATTAATGTTGGCGAGTTTCTGCTTATTGAAGCATATGAAGTACTCGACCCTGAAATCTGGGATCAGGTATGGTCTGATCGCTGGCTACAAAATTATACTACAGCAAAGATTAAATATCAGTGGGGCTCAAACCTAACTAAGTTTTCTGGTATGAATCTACCAGGCGGTGTGCAATTCAATGGCGAAAAGATTCTTAACGACGCACAAGAAGAGATACAAAAGTTCGAACAAGAAATGATTTCGTCGTATTCGTTACCTGTCTCTGATATGATAGGCTAATATATGCCAAACCTGTTCTTTAATAATTTTAATAGCTACTCTGAACAATCTTTAATTGAAGATCTCGTATGTGAGAGTCTTTCAATCTATGGGCATACCGTTTATTATCTTCCACGTGAGATAGTTAAGAAGGATGAAATTTGGTCAGAAGACTCGCTATCTTATTATAGAACGGCCTTTGAGTTTGACATGTATATCAAGTCGTACGATTCGTATGAAGGTGATGGAACATTCCTATCCAAGTTTAATCTAGAAGTTAGAGATCAAGTTACCTTTACAGTAGCTCGTCGAGTATTCGGTAACGAGATTGCTACACAGCGACCTGACATTCAGAGACCACGTGAGGGTGATCTAGTATATTCTACGATGATGAAGCGTATCTTTGTCATCAAGTATGTTAGCAGCACAGCCATCTATTACCAGATGGGTGATCTACAGACCTGGGATGTTGTTTGCGAAGTTTGGGAATACTCTAACGAGCGCTTTGATACAGGCGTTGATGAGATTGATTCGATCGAGACTTCATACTCGGTTTCGAATGTCTACGCTAATACAGACTACGAAGCTGCTATGCTGGACGTTTATGCACAAAATCAGGAATTTCAGGAAGCGGGCGCTAGTATTCTAGACTGGTCTACTGTTGATCCATTCAGTGAGGGTTCAGTATAATGTTTGGAACAACATTTGGTCACGGTACATTACGCAAATATGTTATTTACTTCGGTACGCTATTTAATAACATTTGGCTGAAGCGTTTCGATAACGCGGGTAATCTTATTCAGACGTCTAAAGTTCCACTTAACTATGGCCCACGCGAAAAGTTCTTAGCAAGGCTTGACGGGAACCCAGATTTACAACGCCCTATTGCTCTTCAGCTTCCAAGAATGACTTTCGAAATGACAGGTCTCTATTATGATCCGTCGAGAAAGCTAAACGCGGTTAATAAGACTACAGCGCCTGTACCCGGCGAAATCGGCCAGACTCGCTGGCAGTATCAACCTGTACCATACAATATTGACTTTGCATTATCAATTATGGTTAAGAATATTGAAGACGGTACATATATCGTCGAACAGATTCTACCATATTTTAACCCTGTCTGGACAGCAACGCTTAATTTAAACACAGACCTTAATCAAAGACACGATATACCTATTACACTCGATAATATTGTTTGCGATGATACCTACGAAGGTGACTTCGTAAATAGAAGAGCTGTTATCTGGACGCTTAACTTTACCATGAAGGGCTACTTCTTTGGTCCAACTAATCAAGCAAACGGTCTTATTATTAGAGATATCGACGTCAATCTGCGTACACCTGGAGAAGGTATCTCCATACCGAACGCCAATGCAACAAATACCAGCTACGTTCTAAACGTTAATATTAAGCCCGGGCAGACCGCTAATGGTGAGCCGCTAACATATTATGAAAACACAAGGCTGCATACATATCAGATATCCGGTGCTACTGGTGTATTCGATCCTACTGAGCAGGTATATGTAGATGGTGATAATTATTTCTACGTATCGTCCAGTAACTCGACAGTTGTAACTGCTAGAAATATTACCGGCAATGTATCCAACGGCGTGACAATTACAGGTGCTAATAGCGGCTATCAAGCAACTATCACATCTATATCTGTAGCACCGGAAGATTCGGTTAACAATCTAATAATTGCTGCTAATAGCGATTATGGATTCATATTTGATATAACAGAGAATTTCTAATGACTAAACAATTAGATGATGCGCTAGGGCTGAGTTCAGTTCCAGCGATCTATGACGACGAAAAAGAAAACCTACCAGCGGTAGTCAGCGAGCAAGCTGATGATGATGTAGATGCAGCTCGTACTGGTTTATATGACGCTCTCTCACTAAGTCAGCAAGCTGTGCAGGATATGCTAGCCATCGCTCAGCAATCTCAGCATCCTAAAGCATACGAAATATTAAACTCATCTATTAAGACAATGGCTGATATTAGTATGGGTCTTGCTGAGCTGCAACTTAAAAAGCAGCGCCTGAATAAAGGTTCAGGGCAGCCAACTGGTGACGGTAATGTCACTAATAATCTCTTTGTTGGTTCAACAGCAGAGCTTCAACAGATGCTCGAGGATATGAAGAATGGCAATACCAACAGTTGATAGAGGCTATAATGGTAATCCTCTTCTAAAGAAATCTAGAAAGAAGATTGCCTGGACTCAAGAGCAAGTTCAAGAGTGGCTCAAGTGTGCTCAGGATCCAATTTACTTCGCTGAAAAATATATTAAGATTGTTCACGTCGATCACGGCTTTATTCCGATTAGGTTATATGAATATCAAAAAGAAATCATTCAAAAAATCACTAATAATAGACGTGTTACTGTTGTTACTTCCCGTCAGGCTGGTAAGACTACTACAGCTGCTGCGGTTATTCTCCATTATATTCTCTTCAATGACCACAAGACGGTAGCACTTCTCGCTAACAAAGGCGATGCGGCTCGTGAAATTCTCGACCGTATTAAAGCGGCTTACGAAGCTCTTCCTGATTGGCTGCAGCAGGGTGTTGAAGAATGGAACAAGGGTAACATCACTCTTGAGAATGGTTGTAAAGTTCTCGCTGCTGCTACATCCTCATCCGCTATTCGTGGTAAATCTATTTCGCTACTATACATCGACGAAGCTGCGTTCGTTGAAGGCTGGGATGAGTTCTTCGCTTCCGTTTATCCTACCATTTCATCTGGTGATACAACCAAGATTCTATTCACATCTACACCAAACGGTCTGAACCACTTCTATAAGACCTGTGAGGGTGCATCTAAGCCTAGAGAGTCTAAGGAATGGAATGGCTTTGAGTTCGTTCGTGTGCCATGGTTTGAAGTACCTGGCCGTGATGAGAAGTGGAAGAATGAAACTCTCGCAGCCATGGATTGGGACTACGAGAAGTTCGCTCAGGAATTCGAATGCGAGTTCCTTGGTTCTTCTGGAACTCTAATCTCTGGCGCTGTACTTAAGACACTAGTATCTAAGGTTCCTATCTCAGATAGAGAAGGATTAACAATATACGAAGAGCCTGTTAAAGGCAATCAATATGCAATCTCTGCTGACGTCTCTAGAGGTAAAGGACTAGACTATTCTGCTTTCCAGGTCATAGACGTCACTCAAATGCCTTATAAGCAGGTGTGTGTATACAGAAATAATCTTGCTACACCGCTAGATTATTCTGGAACTTTACATAGACTAGGTAAGGCATATAACTACGCAGCTATTCTAGTTGAAAATAACGATGCTGGAATACAAGTAGTAGATTCATTACACTATGATTATGAATATGAGAATATCATATACACAGAAAATGCTGGTGCCAGCGGTAAGAGAATTACTGCTGGCTTCGCTGGTAGAACTAAAGAGCGTGGAGTAAGAACAACTAAGACTGTTAAAGGTATTGGCTGTTCTATGCTTAAGCTTCTTGTAGAACAATACCAGCTTATTATTAACGATCATCAGACTATTTTCGAGCTTTCTAGATTCTCCCGCAAGGGTACATCATACGAAGCGGAAGATGGTTGCAACGATGACTTGGTCATGTCTTTAGTATTATTTGCATGGATGTCAGATCAACAATATTTCAAAGATCTGACAAATATCAACACTCTTCAGAAGCTTCGTGATAAGACAGATGAGGAGTTAGAGAATGATATGTTTAGTTTCTTTATGGACGATGGTCAACCCGAGCCAGATGTACCCGCTGTTATCGATTTAACGGACAGCGAGAGTATGATGGCCAATAGAGAGTACCAGTTCTTCTAATATCGAAATTTATAAATAACCGGTATAATAATGCAAATTAACCCCTTTAAAGGAGAGCTAAATGGCCGTTCAGAATTTTGGATCCGGTGGCGGAGGATTTCAGCTTAGCCCTGGTGTAAATATCTCAGAAGTAGATCTTACTACTGTTACACCAGCTGTTGACACAACTGTAGGTGCTTTTGCTGGCGTGTTTCGCTGGGGCCCTGTCAACGAGAGAGTCCTCGTAACATCAGAAAATGACCTTGTTGCTAAGTGTGGTAAGCCAACATCGATCAACCCAGAAACATTTTTCACCGCAGCAAACTTCCTAGCGTATTCGAATGCGCTTTACTTAGTTCGTGCTGCTAATACTGTTGCACAATTCGCTGCTATTGGCGGAAGCACTGCCATAGGTGGTCTAAAGGCAATTACTGTCGCGACTGCTGGTAGCCTGTATTCTAATGCTGATACCTTTACTATTCAAGCAGGTACTGGTGGTGCAAACTCAACCGGTAATGTTGTAACAAATGCTTCTGGTAATCTAGTATCTTACTCGGTAACAAGCTTCGGCTCGGGTATTACTAATACTGCAGTAACAATTACAACTTCCACAGGTACAGGTGGCGCTCTCACAGCAACGGTTGTTAGCTCAACAGCTGCATATACAGTATTCAACAATGATGAATACGAAACCAAGTCGTCGGGTTGGACAGGCACAGGTACACAGTATATCGCACGCTGGGCAGGTGCATTAGGTAATTCACTTAAGGTTTCGGTCTGCGAAAACGCAAATCAATACACTTCTACTACAGACGTCACTGCTCTTACATACACTCTAGGTACACCGGCGGGCGGTGCGCAGGGTAACACAGCTCCATTTGACGGCGCTAATACAGGGCTTGTAATTAATGTTGGAAGCACTACAGGTACACTAACACTAGACGGTGGTCTTTCGAGCTCAGGTTATGACGCGGGCGGTACAATCTATAAAGCAAATAGCGCGGCTAACTTCCTAGGAACTATCACAGCAGTTGCTGATAGCTTTGCTCTGGGTGATTATATCACTGTTAGCGCAGGCGGAGGTACACAGTCTCTTAAGATTACAAGCAAGACTGCAAGCACATTCGGTGTTGTCAACAACGGTATTGGTATAATTACATTCACATTCGATCAGCCTCTAAAGCTGGCTGCTGATGTGGCAACAGAAACTGTACAGCGTAACTGGGAGTACTTCTCGCAAGTTAACGGTGCACCAGGTCGTTCCGACTATGTCTCGGTTAACGGCAACACCGCACTTCAGATTGGCAACACAACAGTACAGAATGACGAAGTACACGTTGTTGTAGTTGACGAAGACGGCGAGTTCACAGGCAACCCAGGTGCTGTTCTGGAAGTCTGGGAGAGCCTATCACGTGCAACAGACGCTAAGCTTTCTGACGGTACTTCAAACTACTACAAGACAATAATCAACGAGCGTTCTGGCTTCGTTTGGGCTGCTGATGATCGTGCAACAGCTCGTTCTAACACCGCTCTTAACGTTGCTAGCGCGACTGGTTCGGCTCCGCTGACAACATCTCTAAGCGGCGGTGTCGATCAGTCTGAGACCGAAGTTGCATTCACAGCAATTGCAACAGCTTATGACAAGTTTGTGTCGCCAGAAGATATCGATATCTCGCTTGTACTAACAGGCGCTCCACGTGGTGGTACACATGGCGAGCAACTACCAAATTATCTAATTGATAATCTTGCAGAAACTCGTAAGGATTGCGTTGTATTCGTATCACCTGCTAAGGCAGATGTCGTAAATGCAGCATCACCTGAAACAAACGTTGTTGAGTTCCGCAATGCAGTGCGCTCATCTTCGTACGCGTTTATGGATTCTGGCTACAAGCAACAGTACGACAAGTACAACGACCTTTATCGTTGGGTACCAATGAACGGCGACGTCGCAGGTCTCTGTGTTCGTACCGATAGCACCCGCGATCCATGGTTCTCACCAGCTGGTTCGTCGCGTGGTCAGATTAAGAATGTTATTAAGCTAGCATTCAATCCAAACAAGGCTCAGAGAGATTACCTCTACAAGAACGGTGTCAACCCTGTAATTTCACAGCAGGGTGAAGGTACACTTCTATTTGGTGATAAGACGCTACTCGCAAGACCAAGCGCTTTCGATCGTATTAACGTACGTAGACTATTCATCACACTTGAAAAAGCTATCTCGACCGCAGCAAAGTCCTTCTTGTTTGAATTCAACGATGAATTTACACGCGCTCAGTTCCGTAACCTCGTAGAGCCATTCCTCCGCGATGTTCAGGGCCGCCGTGGTATCTACGACTTCAAGGTAGTTTGCGATGAGACCAATAACACACCTGAAGTTATTGATGCAAATAGATTCGTCGGTGATATCTACATTAAGCCTGCAAGATCGATCAACTACATCCAGCTCAACTTCGTAGCTGTACGTAGCGGCATCGAATTCTCCGAGATCGTTGGCTAATATAAATAAAAAGATAAAGGAGAAAACTTAAGATGGCTTATTCAATTAACGATATCAGAGCAAATCTAAGACTTGGTGGGGCAAGACCTACACTCTTCCGAGTGCAGCTTACCTCACCGGGTAACATCGGTATCGATCTATCTGTTTCCGAATTCATGATCCAGGCATCATCCCTGCCTGGATCTACAATTGCTCCTATCGAAATTCCTTACTTCGGCCGTAAGGTTCGAATCGCAGGGGATAGAACATTTGAGCCTTGGTCGGTCA